TCGCATTCCCTCTTTCTTATGAGTTGCACAATATAAGCCTTTTGTCTCTCCTTCATAATTAAATACTGGTATTTTTTTACAACCTTCGTGAAAGCAGGTTTGATGCTTTATATCTCGCATTCCCTCTTTCTTATGAGTTGCACAATATAAGCCTTTTGTCTCTCCTTCATAATTAAATACTGGTCGTTTTTTACAACCTTCGTGAAAGCAGGTTTGATGCTTTATATCTCGCATTCCCTCTTTCTTATGAGTTGCACAATATAAGGCTTTTGTCTCTCCTTCGATATTAAATGATGGTCGTTTTTTACAACCTTCGTGAAAGCAGGTTTGATTCTTTATATCTCGCATTCCCTCTTTCTTATGAGTTGCACAATATAAGCCTTTTGTCTCTCCTTCGATATTAAATGATGGTCGTTTTTTACAACCTTCGTGAAAGCAGGTTTGACTCTTTATATCTCGCATTCCCTCTTTCTTATGAGTTGAACAATATAAGCCTTTTGTCTCTCCTTCATAATTAAATGCTGGTCGTGTTTTACATCCATCATATACGCACATTTCTATTACTACCACTCATCTAATACATAAATCAGTTTTTATTATACATATTCTTAAATATCGTAAAATAACTGAATAATACTTATCGAATACCATTCATATTCTATTCCGAACAATGAATAAAAATTGATATGATTTTTTTAACATCATAAGAAAGACGTGTATCGAACCGCATCGCTACTCCGTTGCTTCGCAAACTCTCGCTACTCTCGCTGTTCTTCGCAAACTCTCGCTACTCTCGCTGTTCTTCGCAAACTTCGTATAACCAAACGATGACCGTTACGAATTATCATTTTCCCGATATGGAGGTTTATCATTTACCCGATATGGAGTTCTCCGCTCTTTTCGATATGACAACGAACGTCCAAGGAGACCGAGTTATATATCTCAAATATTTCCTTTTCATAAAGTGTAAAAACAACATCTATATCGATGTTAAAAACGTGGGTAGTATCGTTATGCCCTTTGAAGAGATGTTGAAAAACCAGAAGTTAAAGATGTATTACGACCTATCGCTTCTGTTTGTGAAGGATAAAAATAAGATTGTTGAAAAAATTAGCGAAGACGGAAGTAGCATTTGGGACGCAGAAATCACAGACATATACAAGGGGCGACGCAATTGGTATGTGGATTGTGCGTATATCTTGAATGACGAAGTTAAAACGGACAAACAGTATTGCTATTACGAGATAGACCCATTTGTATTGACAGACCCTAATTATTTGTGGTTAGACGATACTGGTAATCGTAAGTGGGTTCATACAGCATCGGAGATTGAGTTTTTCAATTATAATTTACAAAACTACATAGGATATGTATTATCAGTCGTTTATAAGAAACGTGTGATTAACTATACAAATCTCGCAATCGCCTATAACGCGTCGTGGATGGAAAAAGAACTCGACGAAATCTCGGCAATCGAAGATGACAAACGAAACATCATAAACCTCTTTGCGTTTTACGAAAAGAAGGATATGAATAGCGACCTATTCCAAATCATCTGCGACAATCTCATACGCACACCCAAGACGTTTGCCCCATACTTGTCGAACTTGGAGGCGAACTTGGAGGCGAACTTGGAGGCGAACTTGGAGGCGAACTTGGAGGATAGCGAGAAAAGCATCAGGGATGTAGTTCGTCAATTATAATATCCCCCCCCTTCCTTATTTGATTCGCAGCATAGCGATTCGCAGCATAACAGGATGTTTGCGAACCGTAGTGTCCTTTGCGTCCGCATAGAAAACATACATTACTGTTGCTGTTGCCGTTGCTGTTGCTATTTATATTTTTTTCGTTTCTGATGTGTTTCATATATTTCGCATAACTTTCTTGAACTTCTTGCTTCGCTTGGTGTTTGCTTTCCATTTGTTAGGATATAGATATAGATATAGATGATGATGTCAGTTTTATATAAAAAATGATTTATTTAATGAAATCATTTAACAATAGAATGGACGCCACGGACGTCTCACGCGTCCGTAAAGAGGGGCTTGACAAGTTCTATACATTACCAGAATGTTCGAAGATATGTATCGAGAAGGTATCGGCATTGTATGACGTCGCCGACTGGGATTTAATTGTCGAACCGAGTGCTGGGAACGGCAGTTTTCTAAATCAAATACCGAGTGATAAAAAGATTGGCATTGATATATCGCCCCAACACCCAGATATAATCGAGCAAGACTTCTTCGATTATCATCCGTCATCAGAACATAAAAATATATTGGTGATTGGCAACCCGCCATTTGGCAAGATTAGTTCATTGGCAATCAAGTTTTTCAATCATTCGGCAAAATGGGCAACGGTGATTGCTTTCATAATCCCGAGAACGTTTAGAAAAATAAGTATTCAAAACCGCCTTAATCGTCGGTTTCATCTGGTATATGACGAAGAAATACCAAATAGGCCGTGTTGCTTTCATCCCGCAATGAGCGTCAAATGTTGCTTCCAAATATGGGAGAAAAAGGATATCGATATAGAAAGGGAGTCTATTGATTTGCCGAAAACACACGGCGATTGGGAGTTTCTCAAATTAGGCAAAACAGATGCGTCGGGGCAACCTACGCCTCCTGAGAATGCCGACTTCGCCCTTCGGGCTTATGGTGGCACGATAGGCGAAATAAAAACAGAGGGATTGATGGAATTGCGACCTAAGAGTTGGCACTGGTGTAAATCGAATATAGATAAGAATACGCTCATTCATCGGCTTACGCAATTGGACTATTCGAATAGTGTAAATACGGCGAGGCAAAACTCGATGGGACGTGCGGAATTGGTGAATCTATATAATATGTTCCACTCTGAATTTCAATAATTCATTCCAGCATTTATCGCCATATTTTGGGCGTATCGAATATTCTTTGTCATTCGCAGAGTTATCTAATTCGTCCTCTGTGATTTCTCCTAACTTTTTAACTGTTCCGTGAGCATATCCGCCAAATGCGAATATTAGCCGTTTGATGTCCTCTTTATTGAGTTTGAAAATAAATAATTCGCCTTCTGTCTCTATGTTATCGACGCTAATGTAATACGCGGTAAATATATATACGCAGTCATGGTTCATCCGCAGTTGAACGTAGTTGAACCTGTTGTTTTCTTTGCCCCCGTTTGATATTTTGAGTTCATAGTTTATCTCGTTATGCTGTAAGTCGCCATTACATCGCGACGCATTATTTTTTTTCATACCGTATTTCTCTTTAATGAAATGTTCTATCAATGGTCCCGATACCTGTCCTGATAACTGGTTAATTTTACAATATATATGGGCTTTTTTTATATTGTCCTCTTTCATTATTTCTATTTTGTGATTAGATTTCGATACCCCTAAGATGTATCGTAGCCCGTTTTTAACGCCTCTTTCTTTATCGTTCATAGTTTATAGTTTGTATGTTAATTATATTTCAAAGTTAATATATCAGTTTTTTAGAATAAATATGTCCTAATATCCTATATCAATACTAAAAACTGATTTGATGTCTTAATTTTATATAGCAGAGACAAAGCAAAAGAAGCAGACTAAAAGTCGCAACAAGCCAACCAGCAACAAGCCGACCAACCAGTCGCTACAAGCCGCTACCGAGACCAACAACAACCAACAAACGATGCTTCAATACATCTATCACCACGTGAAGGATATGGAGTTTTCTGGGTTTTTCCAAGCCAACAAAAACAACACCGAGAGCAAATACTTCTTGTTTATCAAGTTTCGCGAACTCGTATATATCGATGTCCTTCACATCGGGGCAATCATAATCCCCTTTGAGAGACTCTTGAAACACAAGTATTTAAGGATGTATTACGAACTATCCACGCAACTCATCAAGAACACGCACCAAGTCATCGAAGAAAAGAGAGGCGGATTCTATGCGGAGGAAATAAATTGGTTCATAGACACTGCCTATTTTGTGAAACACGATGCGAAGATGACGATTGAGTCTGGCAAATACGGTTGCTACTATAACATTAACCCAAATGATTTGAGGGACGCGTCTGTTTCGTGTGAGGAGGACATTGCGACGTTTTTCAGCAAATTAAAGAGACGCAACCGATATGTGCGAGGCAAACATTTCGTGGATTATATGAACCTGATGCTCGAATACAATATCGGTTTGATAGAAAGGGAGGTGGATGGGTTATATCCCGACAAGGAAGACATTAAAAATATAATGATTCTTCTTGAAATGAATCATAAAAAAAAGATGAATACCGATATATTCAAGATGTTATACGAACTCGTCGTAAGCAAAGAGGGACAGCAGAGATATGTCCCTATCGCCTAACGACGCCAAGACGACACAGTTAGCAATAATCTATATATATATTTTATGTTTTATATTTTTATATTTATATTTTTTGTATCTCTATAATATTAAATGGAATCGTCTAAGCAGTCTAAGCCACCTAAGACCTTCCCCTTTAATACGTGTGAGGTTCGAGCAGACTTCGCAGACCAGCCTTATTCCGCAAGTATCGATATCGTATCGTGTATCATCTTGCTTTATTTATTATCCTTGGCAAAGCATCTCGAAATCCAGTTCTTTATACTGTCCTTATTCATATTTCAAGCATACCACGCATATTCGCATTTGTTTTGGAGCGACCACGGCGACGACGGTGAGCATAGTTTAGAACACGTGTATATTATTCACGCAGCCTCGTATCTCATCGTTATCGCCCTAATCACCGCTTTATCGTTCATTAGTGGCAAACCTCCTTATATCCCTCTCATATTCGCAGCGATTCTTCTGGACTTCTATATATTTTTGAATTATATCGGCACGGTATATAACGCGATTTCAGGAATAAACATTTGGGTTGTTGTGCTTCTTACAGGACTATGGCACGTGAAGTTGCCTACTGTCGTTAAGCGACTACTGCCAATCCTGCTACTGTTATTCTTAGTCATCATAGGACTCTTCTTTAACGAGAAGTATAATTGCGAGGCGATGATGAACGCATACCCGTTCCCTTACCATACCGCAATCGAAATATGCGGACTTGTGATATCGTCGCTCTTCGCCTACATATTTCTATTGTTGGAGAAAGATAAAGATAAAGATAAAGATAAAAATTGATTAAGGATGCTATAATGTATAATAGTAGAGCGTAGAGCAAACGAACCACAAACGAACCACAAGCCAACTACAAAGCCCAACCCAGACAATGAGTTTCAATGATGAAGATATCAAGAAGGCGTTTGAAAAGACAGACAACAAGCAACCGCAAGTATCTCCGTCTCCGCCACCACAGCCATACTTTAATATCGCCGACAAAACAATCGACAGGATAAGCGATGTCAAATATTTGGTAAAACTGAGTTTTCGCGAGTTGATGGCTTACGCCACACCTATCGTATTCAACAGAGACTTGGACTCTTCAAAGATAACTGAGTTGTATGCCTCGATTACCGAAGGCTACGACATCCCCTTCACGATTGATGCGATATATGACATGAAGGCTAAGATTGAAGAGAAGAGCATCAAGATTATCAACGGAAACCACAGACACGGGGCGATATGTAAGTATATCACAGAACACGACCATACGTTTAGTTGCGAATACAAGGTATATGTGTGGGTTTATGAGGTGGATGAGTGCGAGACTACCAATATGAAGCGGAGCATCGAATTATATACGAAAATAAATAATCATTTGCCTTTCAAAGAGCCAGTAATCGTGGATATAAACGTGATGGAGTTTATGAATAGACTGTGTAGGCAGAGGCGTTTCAAGGGGCTTATATTGTCGAACCAGTGCGAAACAAGCAGACAACCGCGTGTGAATAAAAAAGAGATATTCAATCTTCTAAATGCGAACAAGGATGTTCTCGAATGCTTTGTATCTACGTATTCGAATAGTAATAACAAGATTATCACCGAAGATATTCTTACGCAATTCATCGAGAATATCAATATGATTAATCATCGCCTATCGCTCAAAAGTATTGTAGATTTGTATAGCGAAGGACAGTTGGCACAAAACAAGGGCTTTTATGACCAAGCAGTCGAACTGGGTTTCTATCTCAATTTAAGGAAGTCTAAATATCCCAAGGAGGTATGGATTAAATACCTCACGAACCCGTCGGAAGTCTAATCGGGCATCGTTGCTTCGCTGATTATGTAAGAAACGCTATATAGGCTATATAGTATGTATAATAGTATGTAGGCGATTAAGCATAGGTATTTCAAAATTGTAATAATTGTTGTAAGAGAATCAAGAAACAACACGAATCTATCTTTTTTATATCGATTCATTTGCTCTTTTGTATAAATCTATTTATCATTTTTTAGATAGTATCTAAAAAATTGATATAAATAGTATCAAATACTATAAAATACTATCAAACAACATCAATTATAATGAATCGCGAAAAATCAAGAGCAGAATTAGTATCCCTTTGTAAAATAAATAATATCAAAGGTTATTCAGGGAAAAGCAAGGCAGATTTAATTTTATTACTTACATCCTCGTCTGATGAGAATGAAACTGTTAATGACGATACCCATAATAAGAAAACGTTTGTATATCAAACGATGCTAACGTGTATCGGTAATAAGAGGAAGTTGGTTTCATATATTCGCGATATTGTCGATGAAGTGCGAGTTATTTTATCGAAGGATAAATTGAATATCGTGGATGGATTTGCGGGTTCTTCTGTTGTATCGAGGGAACTGTCTTATCTATCCGATAATCTTTATACGAATGATATGGAACTGTATTCTTATTTGATGGCATATTGTTATCTTGTAAATCCATCCGAGCATCAAAAGGAGCGGATATCACATCATATACATCGTATGAATGAGATTGCCGAGAATGGACCATATCACGAAGGTATCATAAGCAAACTGTATGCTCCAAAAGATAGCAAGGATATCAAGGAAGGTGAGCGTTGTTTTTATACACGCGAGAACGCCCTTATTATAGATACGCTACGAAAATACATATCCGAACATATAGAGACGGAGTTGGTGAATTATTGTTTAGTGCCTCTTCTAAATAAGGCAAGTATAAATACGAATACGGCAGGGGTATTTAAGGGATTTTATAAAAAGGGCAATATAGGCTGGTTTGGAGGCAAAGGTGAAAACGCGTTATCTCGAATTACAAAGGCGATACGATTAGATATCCCTATATGGAATTATTCAAACTACACGGCTTTTCCGTCGAATAAGGATATCAACGTGTTGGTAAATGAACTCCCGAATGATATCGATATTATGTATTTAGACCCGCCTTATAATCAACATCCTTACGGTAGTAATTATTTTATGTTAAATATTATAGCAAAGAACGAAGAACCCGTAGATATTTCTACGATTTCGGGTATTCCGACAGATTGGACGAAGTCGAATTATAATAAACATCGAACCGCTGTACTATCGATGGGGAAACTACTGGCGGATGGACTTGCTAAATCGACCTATATCCTGATTTCTTATAATAACGAGGGAATTATCACAGAGAGCGATTGGAAAACATTATTCGAACCATATAATGTCAAAAAATACGAAATAAAATATGACACCTACAAGGGTAGCAGAAATCTCAAAGAAAGAAGCGATAAGGTGATTGAGATTATGTATCTTGTTTCAAAGAGATAGCCAGATTTTCATATACACTATCTATAACCTTCTTTAATATATGTATTTGCTCGTCCTTTTTCCAACGCGATGAACTGTGTCCCATTTCATCCCACTTATGTGCTTTTATAAATACAGAAACAACACATTTTCCCCACCTTTTTTTAACGTCTATGCTTTCAATAATTGAACGTATATTTGTATTTACTTGCTCATTCGTAGTTTCAGTAGTTATATCAATATAATTATTTGGAAAACCAAAGTTCATCATTTCAATTCGCTTGGAGATAGTTTCACTGGAATGAAAATCGCATCCCGAAGCAAATAATACGTATGGAAATATATCGAGTCCAGCAAAAAGCATTTCGCACCCTCTTATATTTTTCGCCGCTCTTTCAATCGCATTACCTGTTGATTGTCTCTTTTTATTTTGTGTAAATAAAGTGTCGTTTGTTCCCTGAACCTTGTCTTCCACTATAAGAATAGGGATTCTTTTGTTATCTGATACAGCAAATAATATACCTCCGTCAGGACGCATACCGACATTCTTATTATCAGGGTTCGGAATTGAACCACCTGCTTTTTCAAAGAACTTTTGGCATTCATATAATGAAATGTGTTTTTCCATAACAATATTATATCCGTGTGGTTTGAAAACCTCCGTAGCATATGGAATAATTTCACTCATAGTGTCTGCTAATATTTTTTCAGATAAACTACTATCATCATTAAGATTTTTTCCATCATTAACCAGTTGTTTTAGACGGTTGCTTAGACCATTCGATTGCGACATATTTAATATATAAAAGAGTATTCAGAGTATTCAATTTTTATAAAAATAAAAAATAATACAAATCGCTACGCATCACTTTTCCTTATATAACAATATTCTTATCATCCTACCTATTCATCCTCATCCTCTTCATCGTCATCCTCTTCCTTATATCCTATGCCATTCCAGCCCTTCGATTCGTAGGGTTTGTTGAGTAGTTTTTCCAAGTATGCTTTGAGTTGATTGCGGTCAGGGCATTTCTTACCCTTCACAACATTCGATATACTCCATAGCCTGAAGTCCGTATAGAGTTTCGTGATGGTGATACGCGGTTCTTTGATTTGCGGGTCAATCACAATGCGGTCATTCACGAATTGCCCGATAATATCGTTATTCTGCTTATAACTCTCCGTAGCGACGCGAACTTCGCTCGGCTCAGGGATTGCCATCGGATTAATATGCTTATGGCGGTCAATCAGTAGGCTAATGAATACCTCTTTCCATCGGTCGAATTTGTCAGACAACTCCAAGTCCATATAAAACTCAGTCGGCTTATTGATATCTGGGGTCTCTGTGAATTTGCTCGAAAAATTACACACTTTGATACGACGCCACGTGCCACCATCATCACTTGGAATCTCGGGCAATTCATTACACGTTAGAATCATCTTGAATTGAGGCTTGAACTCATACGGCTCTTTAAAGAGCGTTCGCACTAAAATCCTATCCTGTCCCGACAATTCTTTCATCAATCCGATATTGAGCCTATCATTTTCACTCGGCTCTTGCATCACCGCAAATCGACGCCCCTTCGTTCGCTCCAATTCACTTTGAGCCGCATTACTCGCCGCCCGTTTCTGCGTTAGCAAGGCAATCGGCAAGATACAATAATATTCCCCAATCGACTTTTGAATCAAATCCAAGAGCCTCGATTTTCCGTTGCTACCCTGTCCTGTAAATATATAGAAGCGTTCTTGTGCGATGCTACCGTCGATGATACACGCCAACACGTCCATCACGTAATTCCGCAGATTCTTGTTGGTGAATATTTTCGAGAAAAACTCGTTGATTTCCAATACTTCGGGCATCTCGCTGTTATAATTGACGTAGTTGAGTTTCGTGCTGAGCAGAATGTAATCGTCGGGCATTCCGTCGCGAAACATGTGCATCTTTAAATCATAGACGCCATTGTCGAACCCAATCAAATGAGAACGGCTATCGAGCAACTCCTCAAACTTCTCGTCGATAAAGAGCGTCCGACATTCTTTCATTATCGAGTCTTTGAAATTGGAGTTCTTCAATTGCGTCGCGATTTTCAGGCATTTCTTGCTACGCTCGTCGTTGATGGCTTTTAGCGTCGGGTCTTCTGTATATTCTGAGAAAAATAGGCTTCGTTCCATATATTTCTTACATATATCAATACTGAGGATACGCCGTAAATCCAATCCTTCCCTCGCACGAACCCAGCGATGCCGCTCCTTGTCGTATTTATACCAGATGTCCTTGGAAATCGCTTTGAAATCGTCTTTAAAGATAGCATAGACGACACACGCAATATCGAAATGAGCACCGTCCGACGCGACACTCTGGTCTATCTTAGGAATTATGCTTTGGTCGAGGATACTGACGTATTTTACGAGGTTATCCTGCTTCGCCCACCATCTGAGCGTTCCGATACCCATATTGTCTTTCCTCATCTTGTCCCATAGATTGTGGCATTCGCCCTCGATATACGCACTGCTAATTTTTGAAAAATCTACCCACGTTTCAAGAAGCCTGTAATCGATATTACGCAATACCCAGCCCAAATTAATCCAGTCCGTGTAATTATCGGCACGTGTCAAAGATAGGCAACTTACGAGTTTTTTAGCAAAGTTCAATTCATCTTCTGAAATATAACATCGGTTCGCATTCAACGATTTGCCGAAAATATTGTTCTGGACTTTGCTCTTCAACTTCTGGTCAATCGCGGGTAAGATGTGCTTACTATATTGACTTATTTCAACATCAAATTCTGGTTTCACAAAGTTTTGAATATTATTAGAAAAATTACGCATAGAAAACAGTTTGATAAAGTTTATCTCGTCCGCGGCGTTCAAGGTATAATCGGTTCTTACCGTTTCATTATTCGCATATTTATAGATGCTCGAAACACGGTAGGTATCGCAATCGGGCTTTCGCGAACCATACATCTGCCAACAATTCACGTCGATAATCGCCTTATCGACAATCGAATCATAGTCATTACAGATTGGCAAATCCTTGAAAATATCCGCAGCGACATCCAATATCTTTCGCCGAATAAAGTGATGGACGTTATTATTCACGATAATATGCGGAAAGATGATATGCAACCCGTCTTTCAGTTTATTGCGGAACTCGACGGGCTTCGGCTTTTCCATCACGTAGGCGACATTCGCTTCCTCAGGGACATCCAAGTATTGATTGATGACACTGAAATAGGCTTTGACAATCGCGTGTATATTGTCAGCGGTATATATGCGGTCATACTTCCTCTTGCTATTTAAGGACGAGTTGGAATCTTGTGAATTGTAAATGCCAGACTTGTCATCGGGCATAGTGAAACGGAAATCGATATCAACACGGAGCGAACTGGGTTCCGTGGGTTTTTCTGTAAAATGTAATGGGATGGCATTCGTAAGAGCCAACCCG